TAGAAGCCCGCTCACCGGGCGGTGGTATTCGTCCGCGACGCGCCACGATTCATCGCAGGCGTCCCGGTCGTCGTGGCCGTCGGGTGGTTGTGCGTCGTATGCGGCAACCCAGGCGTCGAGTTCGGCGGTGTTCATGGCGACACAGGACCAGACTGCCAAGACCTCGGTGACACGTTGAGAACGATTCGACCTGTCGCCGAGATCCCTTGCACCATTCCGGTGTTGCCTACGCTCGCTGCATCGACAAGCGGCGCACCCGTAGCCGGGTCGAGCACGTACTCGACGAGGCTTTGGTCCCGGAGTTCACCCAGGCGGGAAGCGACAGCGTTCGGGACAAGATCGAGGCGGGACGCTATCGCCTTCGCGTTCGCCGGGCCGTGGACTGACAGCGCTTCCAGGATTCGCCAACGATGCGATCCAGCCCGGACCTTTTCCGAAGCGACCCTAGAAGTCGCTGGAGCGTTTCGTGCGACCCGCCCTGGCGCCTTCGTGACTTCCTCAGCTAACCGGGCCGGGTCGATCTTCCCGGTGCCGGTGCAGGTGGGGCAGGCGACCGATGGGGCGCACGCGACGCAGCGCTCCCCAGGCATCCGGCCGTGTTCGCACGCTGTCGGGCTGGTGTCGTCGCCTTCAAACATCGGGACGTCCTCGAAGTGCGTCATCGGGCGTTGCTCGTTTCCTGTTTGGGCGGGTACTCGGCGGGGCGGTGGGCTGAGGTGGCGTAGTGCTCGGCCATGTCGGCGCCTCGGTCGGCGAAGTTTGTCCACCGCGACGCGTAGCCGCACGACGGGCAGCGGGCTAGGAAGTTCGTCATGCGCAGTTGCCTAGTTCGATGCAGGTCTTGCGTTCGAGGTATCCGACGAGAACGGCGAGGGCGAACAGCCCAGCGGACGCCATGATCGGCCCCCACGGGATCGGGTTGCGGGGCACTGGGTCTGGAGTGACCGACGGCGGCACGAGGCGCAGGCCGGGTTCGCTTGGGTGGTTCATGTGATGCTCCAGGTTCCGATGGCGTTGCCGTTGTAGTCGCGGATGGGTTGGACGCTGCCCCATTTCCAGACCGTGGCCGGGCCACTTGATCTGTGGAGTATTGATGCGACGGATTCGAGCGCTTCGGCGATGACGTACTGGTCCATCGCTGCGGCGTTTCCGAGGTGGATTGAGAGGCTGAACTCGTTCATCGTGCGCAGCGTTCGCATCGGGTAGCGCCATTGTTGAGGTCGTCGGCGATCCATTGAGCGTCGCGGGCTGAGCGGCCACGGTAAACTGGGACGCTGCCGCAACGGACTGTTGTTGTTTCGCTGGTGTGGCGGGGCTGATCCATGTCGGTTTCCTTTGGTTGGCTTCGTGGGCTGCGGGGAGTCGAACCCCGCTGGCGTTGTCAGCGCCCCGTATTGCTTGCCCGGCTCCGTGCTGGCTAGCGGAGGCTCCCGCCCCGAATGGCTTCGTACTGCTCAGCCATCCATGCCTCGGATTCCTCAGCCCGACCCGCTGCCGAGGTGTAGTCGGCGAGGCGGTGGCCGTTCTCGCAGACGAAACCGTCGACGAGGCGGGCGGCGTTCCCGCCGCATGGGCCGATGGTCCACATGTCGCTAGGGAAATCCGGCTCCGGGTTGCCTGAGGGGCGCTCGACTTCCCACCCGCAGGTGAAGACGTCGGCGGCTTGTTGAGCGAAACCGTCGTTGTCGACCGTGAAGACCGTGCCAGTGGCGCCGGTGATGATGCTAGCGATGAGGTTATAAGTTGCTGCCATGTGGATAAGCATACTCGCTAGGGTCGACCCTAGCAAGTTGGTTTGGTAAATAACCGCACAGACTCCAGACATCGACTTCCAACAAGGCGAGAACAGGAAGCGATACCCTGCCACCGCAGTGACCTCGTGTCCGATGTGCCCGAGTGGCCGGTCCCAACCAACGGGACGGCTACGCCCAGCAGTCGGAGGCGACCGTGCCCAAATACGTTGTGACCGGTGGACAATCAGGGGCGTCCGGCGTGACCGTCGGCGATACCCGCTACGAACCCGGCGAGACGCTCACGTCGCCCGCGGCCCCGGTCCAGTGGCTAATCGACCAGGGCTACATCGCAGCCTCGGATAACGGGCCTCAGCGGTCCGGGAACAGGAAGGCGTAATGACCCTCGCAGCCGTTCACGGCAAAGGCACCAAAGTCTATTTGGACGAGTTCGACCTCTCCGCATATTTCCAGTCGGCTGACATATCGGCCACGCTAGACACCGCCGAGACAACCGGATTCGGGGCAACAGCAAAGACCTTCATCCAGGGACTGGCCGACGCTTCGATCTCGCTCGGCGGGATGTGGTCGGCAGACACCGACGGTTCAGATGAGGAACTGGCGGCGCTACTAGCGAACGCCACCTCGCCGATCCTGTCGATCCCGACGGGTGCAGGCGTCATCGGCGGCGGCGTCTGGATCGCTCAAGCCAACGAAACGTCCTACAACATCTCGACCCCGGTCGTTGATATCGCCGCGGTGTCTGCCGATTTCCAGTGCTCACCAAACACAACGGCGAACCTGACACTGGGCGCAGCGGCCGGGAAGCAACTGACCAAGGGCGACTCGATCGCTTTCGGTGCGGTCGGTGCGCAGACCTCAGTCGACAACGCAGCAGGGACCACGGCGGGCGGATTCGCTTTGCTCCACGTCCCGACCAACACGATCGGCGGCGGGACTACCACCTGGAAGATCGAGCACTCCACCAACGATTCAACGTGGGCCGATTTGCTCACCTTCACCGCCGTCGCCGCTGCCACGGCGAGTTCAGAACTGATTGCGGTCGCTGGCACCGTCAACCGGTACATCCGTGCATCGTCCACTACGGCGGGCAGCTCGGGTTCAATTACTTCAATGGTCAGTTTCGCAAGGTTCTAGGAGGACCAAATGCCTACTTTTGTTCACGGCAAATCAGCCGACTTCCAAATCGACGACACCGCTGGCACGATCCGCGTGATCAGTGACGTCCTCAACTCAATCGACTTCCCTGAGACAGTCGAAACGGCCGAGACAACCGCTTTCGGTAGCACGGCCAAGAGCTACATCGTGGGCCTCACCGATTCCACCCTGTCGATCTCTGGCATGTGGGACGCGACAGTCGACGGCTACCTCAAGGGCGGCGCTGAACCGGCGTCTCGTTCGTTCGTTTACGGCCCCGCTGGATCGACTACCGGTCTTGTCAAGTACAGCGGCGAGTGCATTATGACGGGCTTCAACAAAGGCAACGCCGTTGGCGATGTCATCCCGCTATCTGTTGACTTCCAGGTGACCGGTACAGTTACCCGCGGAACCTACGCCTGATCCCCAGGCGCTGACGAAGGAGAGTGACCACCGTGTCCCGTCTATCCGAGAAGATCAAACAAGCCGACGACCTCGCCACAGAGCATATTCATGTTCCCGAGTGGGACGTGGATCTGCTTCTGCGGTCGATGTCGTCGCGTCAGCGGTCGGCGTTCGCTGCGATATCTGAGGGCCGGGACGAGGGCATGGTGGCGTCGATGGTTTCGAGCGTGATGATTCACGCGATGGTTTCGTGCTGCCTTGACCCTGAGACGATGGAGCCGGTTTTTGATTCCGGGGACGCTGATTGGGTGACCGACAAGAACGCGTCGGTGATTGAGCGTCTCGGCACGGCCTGCCTCCGGGTTTCTGGTTTGACAAAGGAGGCGGAAGGCGACGCGGGAAAAGATTCCTCGGGTTCCCTGATTCACGAGGACGAACCCGACCTGAGCGGCGGTTCCTCTTCCGACTAGCTAGGGACCTACACATGACCGTCGCCGACATTGAAGCCCGGATGCCGTCTTCCGAGATGACTGAATGGCGGGCGTATTACACGATCGAATCGAACGAGAGAGCGGAAGCTGAGCGACGGGCGCAGGCCCGAAACCAGCGGCAAAGGCGGGGGCGGTAGTGGCAACGATTGACGGTGGCGAAGTCGAGGTAGTGGTCTCGGCGAAAGATGACGTCTCGAAAGGTCTCGGCTCGGCAACCAAATCGCTGAGAACTTTCGAGGACAGGGTTGCGTCCACCGGCAAGAAGATGCAGAAGGCCGGAACGGCCATGACGCTTGGCCTGACGCTGCCGCTTGTCGGCGTCGGGATCGGGGCGTTCAAGGCTGCCTCCGACTTCGATACTTCGATGCGGCAGATCCAGTCGCTGGTGGGCGCGACCGGCGAAGAGGTTGAGGGCTTCAAGGAAGACGTTCTGAAGCTGTCCGGGGAAACGGCACGGGCGCCGAAGGAACTCGCCGACGCCATGTTCTTCATCACCTCTGCGGGCCTCAAAGGCGCCGCTGCGGTGGATGCCCTAGAGATATCTGCGAAGGCCGCAGCGGTCGGTATGGGGTCCACTGAGGTCATCGCCGATGCGTTGACCAACGCCATAAACGGTTACGGCCAAGCGAACCTGTCGGCGGCTGAGGCTGGCGACATCTTGGCGAAGACCGTTGAACTCGGTAAGGCGTCAGCGGCGCAGATGGCTCCGACGCTGGGGCGCCTGATCCCGATAGCGGCAGAGATCGGGGTCGGCTTTGACGAGGTCGGCGCCGGGATGGCTTTGCTGACCCGTTCGTCTGGTAACGCTGCGATGTCGGCGACGCAGTTGGGGGCGGTATTCCGCACGGTTCTCGCTCCGACTATGGGCGCCAAAGATGCGCTGGATGCGATCGGGATGTCGGTCGGTGATTTGCGGACCGGGATCGAGAGCGATTTCCTGGGGACGCTCGACGGGCTGCGAACCAAACTGGGCGACGCCGGTCTGGAAATGTCGGACGTCTTCGAGTCGTC